CGTAATTCGACTAGTATATATAGCTCCTAAGTCTATAGCTTGGTCTGTAAAATAGTAGTAACCTAAAGCAGGTATATTCCCCTCTATCTTATAATTAGCTCCATCTGTTTGACCAAATATATTATCCACTAAAATTAAATCATTATATGAATTGATAGAACTAACAGTAGTTACTATGGCAGTATCAGTATTTCTTATGATTCTATTATCGTGAGTACCGGCTACAAAAGTAGCTCCTGTATCCCTCATAATACTATTAGGGACTTCTATCCGGTACCCTTCCCCGTCCTGGTTATCAAAAATACCTGAAGATAGTACTAATTCAGTACTGCTAACTCTAGAAGATACGGTTGCTGTTGTATTATCTGTAGTATTTCTAATTATTTTACCTATGTATTCATCGGTAAAAGAGGCAGATGGGTCATATAACCTATCATACCCCGGCTCTATTTGATAAGTATGTGTATCTTTATTATCAAAGATACCAGAAGATAACGTTAGCTCTGTACCACTTATATACGTAGTAACTGTAGCAGTAGTATTATCGTTAGTATTTCGTACAGTTCTACCCACTAGTGCAGAGGTAAAGCTTGCTCCAGTATCCCTAAGTCGGTTAAGCTCATTATTGACCGTGTAGCTATCCCCTTCTTTGTTATCAAAAATGCCAGAAACCAGAGTTAACTCGTTAGCACTAGTATAAGAACTAACGGTCGTTTCTGTACTTCTAGTGGAGTTCTTTACTATATTTCCTACCATACTAGAAGTAAAACTACCAGTACTATCATATAATTTAGAAGCCCCGGCCTCTATATCATACGAGTGAGTATCTTTATTATCAAAAATACCTGCGGATAGGGTTAATTCAGTAGCGCTAACATATGTAGATACTGTAGCAGTAGTAGAGTCACTAGTATTCCGTACAGTTCTACCTACTAAAGCGGATGTGAAAGACGCTCCTGTATCCCTTAAATAGTTAGGTCCTGCCTCTATTTCCCAATTATCCCCATGATCTCCACTAAATATAGTCGAGGTTAAAGTTATGAGACTGGTGCTATCTATTGAGGCAATAGTAGTGGTGTCACCGTCTGTAGTATTTCTTATAGTCCTACCTACGTCTGCTGAAGTGAAAGTAGCAGCAGTGTCCCTTAATTGATTCGTCTTAGTCTCCAGCCTATAAGAGTCCCCCGCACCTGAAAATATATCAGAACTAAGGGTTAGCACAGTTCCACTATCTACGGCGGATACGGTAGCTGTAGTGCTATCCGTAGTATTACGAATTAGGTTGTTCAGCCAAGTAGAATCGAATGATGCATTATCATCCTCCAACTTATTAGTTGTGTGTGCAACATCATCAAAGCTCCCGCTTCTGGAATCAAAATTACCAGAGGCAGTGTCTACAAAATTAGTTGCTTGATATTCTGTACTACCAGCATTTAGTATAGCGTTATGAGTGCCCGTAGATCTAGCATCATCATGTGTACCTGTTCCGAAACTATCGTGAGTACCTGAAGTAATATATTCATCATACGTACCAGAGGATACTACATCATCCTCGTGAGTACCAGTAGCATAATAAGCATCATGTGTACCAGTACCTAAACTAGCAGCAGAAAGTTCAATAGTATTATCACTAGAGTCGTAGAATATATTAGAATTTCTAGAATCATTAACTCCTTTGTCCGCAGTATTAGACCCAAATAACGTATGTTGGTTAGATGTGTGTACTACATTAAGAGCTAAAATATCCGCAGTATTAGATTTTACAAAAGCAGTATTCTGTGACTCATTACCCGATGAATCTAGTGCTTTTATTAAATATGATCCCGATAATAAAGGTGCTAAATAGTTATCCGTATTACCAGGCACAGTTTTAGTAATATCTGTAGACCCCGCCCACGTTACTCCGCTTGTCTTATTAGTATGTCTTATCCAGTAGGAACCACCTATAAGTACGTCTAAATCAGATACTCTTGTCCACGTTAGATACGCCTTATCACCTTGAGCAACCATATTAAAATTAGTTACGTCCTCCGGAGCATAAAGTTTTCCGTATATTTCAGCTTCAACACTGGCATAGGGGGAATATATCATTAGAAGATTCTCCTTGTCTTAACTCTAAATTCTAAAGTTCCTGCAGGTGCATCATCAATAGTGATACTTTGCGCAGAGGTTTCCCCCATAGATGTCCAGTTTGTAATAGCAGGAGCCTTTCTTCTCCACTCTACGTAATAAGACGCAATGTACGGGTAAGTAGTTGCTGTACCGGCCGTGTTTGGAGCATCCCAGCTAAAGGTGGCCCTGTTTTTAACGTTGCCCATTGAATCAATATACAATTCTTCACTAATACTCATATTAGTAGGTGCAGGTATTGGGTCACTTGGGTTAGGTAAACTACTAGTAGATTTAGAAGAGAACGCTATATTTTCTTCAATATACCCATACTTGGCCTCGTGGTACTTAAGTGCGGACACTTCCACTATATTAGAGCCAGACTCCCTAGTCATTAATACTCTAAAGTCTTGTGCCTCTACTGTACCTATCTCTTCTAAAATCCACATATAATTAGTAGTAGGAGTATTAGCAAATGCGGAGGTTACCGTTATCTCTGTAATGCTTTCAGTAGTACCAATAGTAACTACGTCTTTTGTCTCTACCCATACATAAGGTTTCCACTCATTATCTATGTGGGCGTTTAAACAGGTCTCTTGCGTTGTTTCGGCTTGCTTAACTCCAGACTGTACACACGCTTCTTCAGTATTAATTAAAGATAGTTTATAAGTGTTACCTGCAGTTACTGAAGTAGCTGCATCTAATTTAATAGTAGTAGTTGTACTACCTGAGGCTATTCTGCCCCCGTAACGTACTCCTGCTTTGTGCGAGTCCGCTATTTTAATAATATCTCCAGGTCTAATTGCAGCACCTTCCATACCCGTGGAGAAAGTCACTGTTTCAGTTTCATACCTTTCCGTATACAGAATCCACTTTCCTACTCTACGTGCCTGCCCTTGAGATGTACAGCCTATCGCACTTACATCTGTCGAAAATATCTGGTTATTAGCATTTACAATTCCTTGTGCATCTTCAACGTACTCAACGTTCTGCCTATAAAAGTCTTCTGGGTTGTTCCAAGTAACGTGTGCTACATTGTGTCGCTGTTTTCTGGAAGTACCTTCGTATGTAAACTTACCTTCTATAACGTTGGCATCTGAAAAGCTCATCACGGGGTCTTTGGGCGCGTCCTGCACAGCAGAGATTTGCCCCTGTTGCCAGTATATCATTCCTCTAAATATGGAGGAAATATCATTTAGTACTTTATACGCTTCGGCCCTGCTCTGTAAGTACATATTACATGCAAATCTAGCCTCTTTATTACCCCAGCCGTCGTCAACCCCAACAAAGTTGCCAGAATTGTCCACTGCGTCACAGTACTTAGCAATCTCATAAAGGGACCACTTGTCTAATTGGTTAGCTGCTAGCCACTTACCCAGCCCGTACCTCTCATCCGTACATAGGTCATACATAACCCACGCAGGGTTACAGGTCCACTCTGTGTCGAATGTGCCATCCCACGAACCTGAGTATAGAGTCCCTCCTGCAGCGGTACCTGTCCAGGTACCTCCTGCTTGGGTACACCTGTCCTTACGCCTATACCCGGATAGAGAACAATGCCCGGGGTCGTATGGAGTATAGTTACTAGGGACTTTTACTTTTACACCCTTTATTTCATATCCACGTTTAGGAATACTAGTAAACTGTCTAGCATCTATCTGTAGAGCCATTAGGGCACTATTAGGGTACCTTAATTTATTGTCTATAATTTTTGTGTATGCACCAAAGTATAACTCATTACTTAATTTAGTAGAGGTAGAGTCTGCTGTAGTTCTTTCTACCTTAATAGCAATTTGTGTAAACCCCGAAGTCTTCCAAGCAGAAGGTATATCTAACCTGAAGGCTCTTTCGTACTTAGACGAAGTCTTACCTTCAAAAGAAGAGGACTTCATCTCTACCCAAGAACCATTATTGTCCTTTTCTAAGTATATTTTGAAGGCAACACTTGAACCATGTAGGTCTCCTCTATCGTTATCCCCATCGAGTAGTGCGGGGGTATACAATAGTACGCGCACTGCATCTACAGTAGTCGAGCTAAAAGATCTAATGAGAGCACCCGGGGCTGCTTTCTTTACAATGACGCCTACCGGGACTTCCTGTTCTGTACCAGAGAAACCGGGGATATATGTCTGAATATTAGTACCTTCCCTAGTAGCATACGTAACATCGTCAAAGTTATAGTTTCCTGCTGAGTCCTTTAAAGGTGTCTCGTTTAGGTATATAGACTTTTCAGCTGCTAGTAGTCCTACAATTTCTCCTTCGGAAACTAAATCAACTACGCGTGCTTTTGATGCAGAAAATAAGGAATCGTCATCCTCTGTAGCACTTCCTCCACCTCCGCCTTTGCCTCCGCCTCCCGAGCCTCTTATCCAATCTTTCTCACTCATGGTGTGTAATCCTCCGGTGAAACTCCTGAGCTAATAACTGCTCCGCCTACCATAAGCTGCCCATAACATACGGGTATAGCCCCTCCCTGCCTTGTCGTATTATCGGCTCCATTAAAAGAGTAATTCTCTGCTTTAGCCGCATCTGAAAGAGGAGGAGGGGTAGGAGCTAACATAGCTGCTATGCCTCCTAATATTAAAGCTCCTCCAAACTTAACTGCCATCATGCCTGTAGAAGACAGTGCTGTACCCATAATAACCCCGGACCCTTCCCCCGCTAATACTGCAACACTACCGGGGTCCGCTAAAACTACTCCCGTCTGAATAGCGATATAAATCATCAAAGCACCTACAATAATTTGGCCAATCCCTCGTTTTGCTCCTCCAATAACAGGTACAATTTTAATATCCTGTCTACCTGTAGGATTTGAAAGTTCTCCTGTAATATTCACTAATTCGTTGTTTCCAACTATTACTTTATACCCGACCCCTCTCTCTTCCGAAGTACTAACAAACTGTCGGAAGCTGGGGTTGTTTGCCATTAAGGCTCTTATAGCTTCAGAAGGGGACTCAATATCAAGTTCCCACTCTTTACCATACTTCTCCGCTAGTTCCCCATATAATTTTACTTTCTTTAACATAGTGATTGGTGCCTTAAATGATGCGTGGTATGCTTTCTCCAATATCCGCCATAAAGCTCCCTATTAGATAGTCTACCGTGTACGTGATGTAAAATTTTATCGTCTCCGATGAAAACTGCCGCGTGGTTTGGTACAGGTGAAACTAATTTTATAAGAAATATATCATATTTTCGTATATCATCTTCATCTTTTATCTGTACAAAACCTTGTTCTTTATAGTTATCTAAGTATCTATTCTCGCCTTTATCCCACCACCCGTCTTGACCACTATGACACTTAAAATCTATATTTAATTCTTTTTTGTAGTAATCTCTAAGTAATGTACAACAGTCTAGTACTCCATAGCTGAACTGTCTACCTACTATAGGGGCTTCGTACCCCGAGGGCTCCCAGCTATGTAATCTGTCCCCTGGCCAGCTTAAAATATGCCAAGGTTTATTAGAGGTTTCGCAAGCAACCTTATCCGCTTCAGAGGGTTCACACCCCTCATTAGGGTGTGAGTGACATACCCCTATAATTGCCCCTATATCCTCTGCATCTGCGTAACTTACTGGGTCTATTATAAAGTGCTCCTCAGCAAACTCTGCAATATTATTAGCAGGGAAGTACCTCTCTTTCTTTCCTACCCCAATAATGAAGCCGCAGGCTTCTTTAGGGTAAGAGTCTTCCGTGTGCTTTCTAAAATCTTCTAAAGTCTTTTCATTCATTGGGTTATCCCATATTAATACCAGCTCCAGGGAACCCCCCAAAAGGGCTCTCAACTGACTCCGGAAATCTAAGTTCACAAGCATTGAAAGTTTTAGCACAAACATCGTCTGAGGAGGTTACTACTGTATTGTTATTAACATCCCAGTAATTAGCCCCAGAGTATCCACACTCTGTGCCTTTGTATAACCAAGGGCAAGAGTTAGCAACTACAGTCCTAGAGGGCAGCTTTACTCCGTGTATGTCATGTGCTGCAGTTAGCTCAAACTGAATATGAGTACGAGTCTCAACGGCCTTCCTATCTATGTACCAAATCTCATCAGAGAAGTGTGCAGTATCATCGGCCAAGGCTGATGCATACCATATGCCTGGCCCCGTTGCAGCTTCGCAAGTAGTTTGGTTATACGCTGTCCAAGTACCTACGGAACCATTCTTATTAACATCTAAACAATCTGACTTACTTAAACTAGGGTCTCCTCCAGACTCCCCTGTGCACACTCCTGCGACAGGGTACCCGCTAGTATAACAGTAATTGTCTAGATACTTCGCAAAGGTCTTCTTTCTAGTAACTTTTGACCCTATCAAATCATCATAACTATTAATAACACTAGATAATATAGAGGTAATATTAGCTACCGTGACTGTAGGTCTAGGGATTGCTCCCTTTCCTGAAAATTCAAAACCTTCTGCCTCAATAGGAAAGGCAGAATATTTATTACCTTGCCATACTATTTCTTGAAGATTTTCGTTCTGACCTGAGTGCCACCTAAGAGTAGGCTCAGAGGAAGGGGCACTACCTGTAGTCAGGTCAAGTTCAAATAACTCAATAACGGCCCCAGGCTCAAAGCCATGAATATCACTAGTAATTTTATCGCTCATGGTTCAAATACCTTTGTAAAGGTTGCTGTAATAGTTTGGTGACCTGATATATTATGTTGAGTACTCCACTTTTCACACTTATACTTTTTATAAGGGTAAAGAGTGTAGGCCTCCGCACTAGAAATTATGTCCGCCGCTAGAGATAACTGAGTAGCACTGTCTATAGCTGTAACTGTGGTAGTGGTGCCCCCGGAATCCGTGACCGTAGTATTTAGGTATCTAGCAGTAAAATACTGACTAGTATCTATCAACTTTTTAGTGGCAGCGCTGGTAGCCGTGCTAGATATGTCATACCCCGTAGGGTACCAATCAAATGCAGTTACGCCACCTTGATCCTCTAAGAATTTGATGATCTTGTTGGCCTCGGCGGAGGTACGGTTCTTCCACGTTAAGTTCCAAACTTCGGGGGTATTATTAATACCCGCGGCTACTCTCTGTTCGTACCCATCTCCGTACGTTGCAGCTAGAACCCTAGGCTTGCTGTCTGCCTTAAGGCCTCTATCTGGGTTAATATTTACTTCTGTGTTAAAATTTGCCATAATTAATAACTACTTAGTAGCCCTCCCGGTCTCTGTTGTTCAACTAACTCTTGCTGTACTGCTTGAGATACCATGTACCCAAGAGCTTTAGCTTTATCCCCGTCCATACCACTATTAGTATCAGATTCCGCGTTCCCATCCTTATCAACTGTAACATTAACTGTAACGTTATTTTCAGTAGAGCCCGCAGACCCCATTACTGGGATAGACTTACCATCTGGTAGCGGCACTACCGCTTCGTTGTACTTACCTTCACCAACCAAACCAAGAGTAGGTTTAGTAACAGTTCCGCCGTTTGCAAAGGCTCTGAAACCCCCCTTAGCTACACCACCATTAGCGAGCCCAATATTAGAGACCCCAAAAAAACTATTTATTGCACCGCTCATCATATTTGTACCTACCTGAGATAAGGAATTAGTAATAAATGCTCGGGCATTTAGGTTATCATTTTGTAT